AATACTATTTCATGAATTTGTTTAAATAGTATAGGTCTATACTCAGGCGTCAGGCCAAAAAAAGCTAAGAGAAATTGGAATAGCTATGCCCTCCCCAACATAGTTTTCATCAGGGATAAATTTCAACTCAATATCAGGTTGTACTTTAGAATAATATTCACGTAATGCTCTAGCATCAGGGGCAAGTAAATAATTATCTACGAAGTCACGAATTGTTTTTTGGTCACGTTCTCCGTTTACTGAAGTGATAGTGTGTTTTAAACGTGTTGTAACGTCATATGAACCATTTGGATTTACTTTTTGTAATCCTTTAATTTCGGCTTCAATTTTCTTTTCATCACCGTGTGTTAATAATTTAAAGGTTAATAAAGCCCCAGTTTTAGGCGTATTAAACGCAAATTCGTTTACACCCGCTGTAAATAATGATTCGTCTATTAGTTTTTCATCTAGCGCAGATAAATCAACAGTTGCTTCTTTTTCATTTCCACGATCATCAGTGTACTTAAATGAATAATCTTTGCCATATCCTAAGATACGAGCAGCTACTAACACTGCATTTTTGTCACCAATTAACAATTCATCATAATTAATTGGGGTAACGATCAATGCTTGTAATAATTTATCAATAACTGTTCCGTTTTTGATAAAGTTAACGTTAGTAAGAATATCTTCATGCTTTGCAGTCATGTAGGACATTTCTATTTCACCTTTAGAAAGTGGTGATTCTTTAGGGTACAATAAACCTTTGGAAGGTAATTTTACTACCTCAGTTGGTAACTTTAATTCAGCCATAAACTAATTTAATTTGTGTATATAAATATATGCAAAAGGAAAGCGTCTGCCAAAGCAGACGCTTAAAGAAAAGAAATATGAAGAGTGATTAGAAGTTAAGAACGCAATAGTCCATAGCGATTGTTACGGACAAGTTGATTGCTGCATCGTTAGCCCAATCATACTCACCGAAAGTTGCTGTTTTTACATAAGCACCTTTAACAATCCACTCACCTACGATATCACCTACTGGACCTAAGATATCTAATGTTAAATCTTTTTTGTAGAAATCGGAGTAACCATCACGACCAGTTACTGATTCGTGTGCCAAACGAGCCCATTCCATTACTGCTTGAGCACCACTTGGGGTTACAGGATCGTATAAACTTAAAGTCATATCATTCCAACGAACTTTACCTTTAACTTTACGATAAACGTTGATATGATCTAAGATAATTTCTCCAGCTTCGAATCCAGGAGCGCTAGCTGCTTTAATCAAATATGCTGGGATTCCATCGATATACATGATAAAGCGATTCTGAACTTTTGGTTCAAACGCTGTAAACATGATTTCGTTCGGATTTAATACTGCCATTTTATTTTAATGTTTAATTGCTGTTAATAAATATTAACTGGCTGAGTCCCTTAGGCAGGGAACTCAGCACCAGTTGGAGTTAAGTTAAAGTTCAAGATGATGTATTCAGCAGTCTTAGTTGGTTGGATATAGATCTGACCTACTAATTGGTTACGGTCGATTACATCAGGTGTATTATTAGAATCATCCATAATCACCTTGTAAGCATATAAACCTTGACGTTGAACTACAGACTCAAGATATGGGTTAACTTGGCTTAAGAAGCGGTTACGAGTAACTGCTGTGTTTTGTTCGAATACCAAGTTGCGAGCAACACCACCAATGAAGTCTTTCAATGCAATCAACAAGCGACGAACGTTTACACGATCAAGAGCTGTTGGTTTGCGTTGTAATGTTTTCTGACCCCAAACACATACTCCAGTTCCTGGGAATGTAGCTAATGGGTTAACATTACCTGTATATAATGTATCACGATCTGATTGAGATAAGCGACGTTCTGCACGTACTACTGATGGGATACCACCACGATTTAAACCTGCTGGGGCGAACCATTCAGCACCTACTTGGTCGTTGAATGCTAATACACCACCGATTACTGTTGATGGAGGACACCATACAGTCTTACCTAAGTTAGAGCTGTATAATTGAACCCAAGGATAATAAGTAGCACCGTAGTTGCTAGAGGCACCAGCGGCATTTGTAGTAGCACCATTAATTGTAGTTCCATAAACACCATTATCTACAATTGCAATTGCATCACCACGACCTTCAACACATGCAATCATATTATCAGAGGCAGCTGTATCTAAACCAGCACCTGGGGCTAATAATACATTGAATGCATATTCATCTTTATTTGATAATAATGTGAAAGCACGATTGTAATCATCTGGAGTGAAACCTTGGATATTAGTAATAGTAATTGTTTCATTCATTAATTTTGGTAAGTTGGTATCAGCTACACCACCTGTAAATCCACCACCAGCTGAACCACTACCTACTAATGGTAATGAGCCGCTATACTGAGTAGATTTAAAATTACCATTATTATCAATCGAATCTACGTTTGGAGTAGTTACTGAAGCAACACGAACATATTGAGATTGGTTAGCATAGCTACCTGTAAAATCAACCTGTCCTGTTGTAGTATTGAATACTGGTTTTAAATCACCAATTACACGAGATATAAAGTTTGGTTGTTGAGGATCTAAACTCACATTAGCCCATGTTTCTAATACATTTTCTTGAGAAGTATTATCATCACCACGACGTACTACAATTGTGAATGTACCACCTGCACTTCCTGTATTTACACTAGTTACTTCCCAACGAACGTTTTGAGATGAACCACTTGGTAAAATACCACCACTAGTAGATCCAGAAACAATTTGAGATGAAGTAACAGCATTATTCATTTGGTTACCCCAAGATAATGCTTCAAGTGTAAATGAATTTACGTCAACACCTCCACTAAATATAGTTGTAGTACTTCCTGAAACAACATAGTAATTATTACCTACTGTTCCTTTAGGAATAGCAGTAAATATTACATTTGGGGTTGAAAATGAAGCACTAACCACACTACTTGAAATAGCACTGTATGCTGCAGAAGCAGTAAGATTATTGTAAACATCCTGTACAGATGATCCAGATAAACTTAATGTGTAAGTTCCATTAATAGAAGCAGAATGCTGAGCAGCAGCAGCATTAGTTAAGTTTAAACTAGCTATAGAGGCAGTACCACTAGTTAAAGTATCAATAGCAGCTACATTAGATTGAGCATAAGTACTAATACCACTAGATCCGCTAATAATTCTAGTTACTAATAATGATTGACCACCGTTTTGGAAATACTCGCGAGCAGCTTGTGATGTGAAGTATTCGTAATAGTAGCTACCACTTTTGAAAGTGTCACCGAATATGTTTAAATATTGAGTGTATGTGGTAACATAAGTTGGTACGAATGGACGACCACCTACTGTAGGACCTACAATAGCTGCACCAAGAGCTGGTGGTGCTTGAGTATATAAACTCTGATCGGATTCGATCTGGAATACACCAGGAGAAAGAATAATTTCTGCCATTTTATTTGTAATTGTTTAATTTATATTAGGGATTACCTAACGATAAATATTTACAAGGACACGTAAAACGCAGAAATTAGTTAAATTAGAACGGAGTTATTTCACCAGTCTGAGCATCAATATTTCCAGCACCATATTTTGCTTGGAGAGTATTGATAACTTCTTTTTCACGCTCACCTAATTTTTTAATGTCTTCTAACACGTTAGTTTTTTCAGTTTCAATTAACGTTTTAGTAGTAAGTACGTTTTGGAGTTGTGCTTCAATTGATCCAAGTTCAAATACGAACTTGTTGTACTGTTGTTGCATTTCAGTAATTTGTTGCAACTCTTCAGCAGTAAGTTTTTTGTTTTCTGACATATACTTTATTTTATTGTTCCCAGCGTTTATCTGGGCATGCTTGTTGTCCTGGTAAAGGACTAAATATTTTTTTACTTAATGGACATCCACATTTACCACAGACGAATGTATTAATTGCTGTCACATAGTTTCTATGTGGACATTTATCACACGTTGCGGCACGATATTCTGCTATAGCTTGTTGCTCAGGAGTTGGATTAGCCGCAGCTATCCATGCCTTAGCAATTTCAACTATTTTAAGCATTATCTTCTTCTACTTTAACGAGCTTAAAGAATGTATTGTAAACACCTTCAGTTTCAACACCTTCAAACTCTTCAAGTTTAAAAGCATGGTATTCTAACTCACGCTCTTCACCTAATAAAGCATTGAAATCGTTTTGAAACTTAATAAAGTCAGGGTTTACTTCACGTGAAGTTACTTCTTTAGTATCTTCATCGATTACCTCGTTAATGTAAAGTGGAATACTGATTGCTCCGTTTTCTTCTGTACCGTACTTCTTGATTAATTCCTCTTTAAGTTTCTCTACTGATTCTTTTTCAGCAGCAACCTTCTTATTGAGGTCATGTAACCAATACTTTGTAGTTAATTTGATTTTTTCGCTCAATAAGCCTTTTGAAATTACTTCACCAGTTGATTGGTTAGATAATCCATTTAATTCAGCCTCGAGCTGATAGAACTCAGATAACTTCAATGTAATTTTTTCCATATATTATTTTTGTGTTTTTGCTTTTTTAGCAGTTGTTTTTTTAGCTTTTTTTACTACTTCTTTAACTTCTTCCTTTACTTCAGCTACTTTATTTTCAATAGCATCAGGAATGTTGTTGTTGTTAGCATCAGCAATTTTGCCTTTCTTCATTAAGAAGAATACTACAGCAGCGATTACAGCTAATACGAGGATAGTTGTTAACATGTTTATTTATTTTTGGTTTCGTATATAAATATATCAAAGAGATGGAAGACAACCAAGTTTATTTTTAACAGTTACAAGGTGCCTTATCTTTTTCTAATAAATTAACTAGTGGAAAATATAATAATCCATCATCATTTATATATGGTGCATATCTTTCCATTATAATATTTACCTCTTTTTCAAAATCTCCAAGTTCATCTTGCCAAATATCGACAAGTATTACATCATATGTTTGCTGTGGTTTATAAGTGAAGAAATCACCATGTATAATATTGACTTTTGGATCTAAATATTCTGCTGTATCAACTAAACGAATTAGATCAACGTCTATCTCTACTACATCAATCACATCACAGAATGTTTGAGACATGAACGGGGCTACTCCCAATCCTAACCCACCACATAATATAGAAGTAAACTCTCTATTGTATATTTTATCAAAATATTTTTCTATAAAACGAACACTATCACTAAATATATTTGTTCTATAGAATGCTTTTTCTAAAACTAAATGATTCCCTAATTTAGATTTAGATATTCTCCAATCATTATATCTAATATAGTCTTGGGTCATTTGAGTTTTAAACTCATTTAATACCCCTATTGGATTATCTAGCGAAACATTTAATTTTTGTAACATTATTAACAAGCTTCAAATATATACCCTGCTTTAACATTTACATATATTGTAAAATATATAGTACCTCCTGATGTAGACCAAGAAGTAACATAAGGAGAATCTCCTGTTCCTGCTGTTCCACAAAAATCTAATGCTTGAGCAGGGCAGGTACCTCCTAATTTAGTACCTGTAAAATATCTACCTGAATTATCAGATGTTTTTTTAAATCCAAAAGCACCATAATAGTTTTGAGGAACACTTATATTCCAAGATTGACATTCTGTAGTGATGTCTTGTCCTGCTGCTATTAAAATATCAGAACCATAAGTAATATTATCTGAACTTAGAGCATAGTAAAATCCAAAACCACTTGTGGTTTCACCTGTAGGATCAGCCCCATATGTTATATAAACAGTAATAGTAGTTGTTGCTGCAGGAGTTACCCAAATTTTATAAGCCATAGTATAACATTTTTAAGTAGGATCTGGTAATATTACAAAGTATAAACGATCTCCTTTATTAGCATCGTAGGTATAATTATAACTAAAACTCATGTTTTGTGCTCCATATAAAGCACCTGTTATTTTTGTAGCAGCCGATCCTGAATTTAATCCTCCTATTTCCCATGGTTTACCATAAAATACATACATTATTGCATTTCCATAGGGAGAATTACTTCCTGATATGTTAATAGTATAAGTTGCATTAGATGTACCTACTTCTACAATCAACATAGTTGAAGGAATAATACCAGAGGTATAATAATTAAAGTGAGTTTGTAAAGTACCAGTTACACTAGAGGTAATACGTTGACTATGGTCATAACTATACCAAGCAGACATTGATAAATTAGATAAACTCATGGTGGTAGATGTAGACCACCTAGAACCAGAAGATATATAATTTATAGGGGCGTAAACTCCTGTACTAGTGTAATAATTATTATATCCACTAGCCCATTTACTAAAAGCATAACTAGTAAGTGAGCTTTGAGACATCTCTGTCCTTACGTTATCAAACGTTATTTGTCCACTGCCTGTTAAAGCCATAATTTATATTAAAGAGATCCAGATCCTGTTGGGGCTGGTGTTAACCATGGAGACTGTAAAGTCACTACTGGTGGATTGATCTGATTAGCAATGTTTTGTGCTAAACCAGCTTCCAAACTAGCTACTTGATCAGGACCCATTGCAGTTGTAACCCATTCCTGTACCACAGGTAATGTTAATTCCTCGAAAGGAATGAAACTACCGCTAGCAGAACCAGACACGGCTTGTGTACCGATTGATGTAGCTGTGTAAGTAGTTCCACTAACTGTTTCAGTTGCATGTAATTGCCAGTGAGCAATAAACACGTAATCTGGTCCCTCAGATGAGGTTGGGTAACACTCTAATGGGTTAATTGTCCAATTGTAAGAAATTGCCATTGTAATTTAATTTTATTTTTGTGATAATAAATATTTGAGATCTTCGATTTGGCGCTGTTGTTCCTTGATAGCTTCTATCAATACACCAACCATGTTGCCGTAAGCAACACTGTAGTTGCCATCAGTGTCTTGTTGTACTACTTCAGGTAATACATCTAACACTTCCTGTGCTATAACACCTAGTTTGCGTGATTTATCTTCACTATCTTTGCGAGTATAAGATACACCACGGAGTGATGTTACCTTTGCTAGTGCATCTGTGATTGTATTAACATTTTCTTTTACGCGAGCATCTGAGTAGGCTATAACGTCGCCTGTAGCGCGTATAGTGCCTGAAACATCTAATTTGTAAGCTGGGGATGTAGAGCCAATACCAACATTACCATCTGCATTATTAGCCGTTATTATCTGAGTATCAGATCCTGCAGTTCTTCTCCAAATTCTAAGAGGAACAACACCTGCACCAGAGTCTTGAGTATCGATTCTCCATCCATAAGAGTTATTGTTTGAGGCAAGATAAATATGTGCTGCTGTATCTCCATTTACTGGTCCAATGTGGAGGCGAGCTTGAGGGGATGTAGTACCTATACCAACATTACCTCCATTAAAGTAAGAAGATGCGTATGATGACACAAAAACATTAGTTGCTCCTCCATTAGTTATTAATGATAATTTTCCACCTCCTGTAGCAGAGTCACTTCCTAACTTAACAGTATTAACACTATTCCAGTTAGTTATTATGAAACCTTCTGTTCCTGTATTATCTTCTTTTACGTTAAGTTTAGTTACTGGGGATGTAGTACCTATACCAACACTTCCTGTTACAGCCATAGTAACATTACCACCCGTTTCAACAACAAATCTGTCAAAGGCAACACCTGTATTTGTTGCTCTTATTTTCCATTTAAGGCTATCTGAACCATACATTCCTGCAGTCCAAATAGAAGCATCAAATCCAGCTCCCCAATACCCATAGTCTATAATAGAATCGTTACTTGAATTACCTGCTGTTAAATCTACACTAATACCTGAACTACTACCTGATGATGCTTGTATTCTAGAATTTCCAATAACATCAAGTTTATAGCCTGGTGCTGAAGTACCTATACCAACATTGCCACCAGTAGCAATAGTCATTTGATCAGCACCATTGGCTTCTCTAAATCGTATACCAACACCACTAGGTCTATTAATATATAAAGTTTGCTCAGTAGGTGAACTTAAAATATTATAAGCTGATGTGCTGAGAGTTCCATTTAAAGAAATACCTGTATAGTTAGAGGTAAATCCTGCATTTCCTATAATAGCAGTACCAGTACCTTGGCCTGTAAATCTACCTTGTCCAGCAACATCTAATGTATATCCTGGGGATGTAGTACCTATACCAACATTACCATTAGAATTAATACGCATTCTTTCAGAAGCACCTGTATAGAATACCCAAAAGCTACTACCTCTATCATAATACATTCTATGTTGTCCTGCTGTACCATCATACAAACCAAAAGTATTGCCTGCGTATGAGTTAAATAGATAAATAGCGGAGGTTGAGTTTCTAACAAACACTTGTGCCTCATTAGTACCTGTGTTAGATGCTATAGAGCCTATTACATCTAGTTTGTAGGATGGAGATGTAGTACCAATACCAACACTACCATTAGCTTGTATTCTAATATCTTCTCTAATTGTTGGGGCACCAGCTGTAGCTACATAATCACTATCTGTTCTATGTCCAAATCTTAATACAGTAGTATTACCAGCAACTATCATACCCTCAAGACCGGCATACTTCATAAATCCTACCCTACCGTTATTGCCATAGCCGGTATCTACTGTTAAACCGTTGCCTTCACCATCAAATCCTACAGTTCCTCCAAAATAACCAGTACCCGCTACATGAAGTTTATAGCTTGGGGATGTAGTACCTATACCAACATTACCTCCATTAGCGATATACAACATAGCTGCTGTAGTGTCTCCATCAGCTGAAAAGCGTATATTGCTGGTTCCATTATAACCTGTTTTTATATTTAAATCTGTTTCGGATCCATGAGCAGCTGCATTAAAATACCCATACCATCCTCTAAAGGTACCAGATGAGTTCATTAACCCTAGATGGGCATTTGATCCTTTTATATTAATAGTACCAACACCACCTGTTCCAGTACCTACTACTTGTAATAAGGTATTTGGAGATGTAGTACCTATACCAACATTACCACTAGTAGCTATATAAAGTGCATTTACAAAACTATCTCCACTATTAACAGTAAATAATAAATCTCCAGTAGCAGCTCCTCCAGGAGCAGTAGATGTATTTCTTATTCTTGCTGTTGTATTATTAGCTGTTCCTGAGGTTGATCCTCCAGAAAATAATATATCATTAGTACCACTACTATATGTGCTTGTTATAGCAATATCACCATCTTGTATATGTAGTTTTTGAGATGGTGATGTAGTACCTATACCAACATTACCTGCACCTGTAATTCTTACAACTTCTGAAGGATCAGTATTTGCTGCATTGGCAGTTAAAAATGTTATATATGATGTAGAAGTATCTGAATTTAATCTTATAGCTCCTGCACTATAAGCAACATTGGCTGATGCTGCCCAAGTACTTGACCCAGCTGAGGTGTCTGCTTTATTAATAGACCATGATGCCCCTGCTGTTGTAGCGGCAGTATACATGTCAGTTAAATAAAGAGGAACTGTTGATCTTTGTATAATTAATCTTGTTGGAGTACCATCTGTACTTATAAGACCTAAAATAGTACCTGTACCTCTTGTGTCTAATTTATAAGCAGGGGATGTAGTGCCTATACCAACATTTACAGAAAAAATTGCTCTATCACTTCTAAAGTACCCCATATTAGTACCATTAGAATAGAAGTACATAATATCACCATCATCGTATCCTCTTATATAAGTACCATTAGCATATGAATAAGCTCCCCAGAAAATAGAACCTCCATCTGTTAATTGAACATCACCTGATCCTTGAACAAAGAGCGATACTCCAGAGCCATTTGCTAATCCATTATTAGTATATAAATTTCCATTTACATGAAGTTTGTATCCTGGGGATGTAGTACCTATACCAACACTACCATTAGCAGCATCAATTCTCATTCTCTCATTAGTACCATTAGCAAAGAATCTTATATGGGCTGATGTTCCGCCTGTACTATTGTATCCAACATACATTCCATCATTAAGATTAGAATTGCTGTATATTACTCTACCATTAAGATATACATCTGTACTAGTATTGTGTATGACGTTTACACCACCGAATTTTACTGTACTAGAGAAATTTATATCACCTGTAACATCTAATTTATATGATGGTGATGTAGTACCTATACCAAGATTTCCTCCATTAATCCAGTTATTACTAGATCCAGCAAATCTAGCAAACTCTGTTTGAGAATTTGTGTGGTATAAATGTAAAATACCTTCAGCAGCACTATCGTTATTTATCCATAATTTAAAATCTTCCCAAGCAGTTCTAATAAATGTAGTTGAACCACCAAATGTTATATGGTCTGAATTTGATGTCCAAATATTTAATTTGGATTGGAATGTTGTAGAAGTTGGAGTAGTAGCATCTAATCCCCATCCAGCTCTAACATCATTTCCTATAGTAATTGCTCTAGAACCACTTACTACTACAGCATCCGTACTATATAAACCAGAGTTTGTAATTCCTCCTACTGTTAAAAGAGCATATGGTGTTGTAGTACCAACACCAACATTACCACTACTTAAATTAATTGTAAATAATTCAGTAGCACTACTATTTTGTATAGCTAAGAATCCAGCACTAGAGGTAGTTCTTTTACCAATATAAACATCTTGTCCTGGGGAGCTAGTCCATCCTACAGATATGAAGCTGTCTACTCCAACCGCTGCTTTATTATCTCTTATATGTAATACTCTACCATTTGTAGCTGCTGTAGCAAAAGTTGAACTTATATAAGCAACATCACCTGTTGTTCCATTATTTATAAATGTTCCTTCAACATGAAGTTTAGCTGTTGGTGATGTAGTATTTATACCAACATTACCTCCTGTTGAGAAAGTAACACTTCTACTTTGTCCTGGGTAGAATGTTATAGCTTGGGTAGAATACCAATAAACATATCCTCCAGGATCATGATATAAGGCACTTTGTCCATTACTATTTCTAAATACTATATCATTACCGGAATAACCTACAGTTCCTCCTGCATTAACTTCAAGTTTATTTAAGGGTGATACAGTACCTATACCAACACTAGTTCCAGTAAATACAAAGTTATTTGATCCAGCAAATACACCTGAACTATTGTAGATTACATTTGTATTTGAGCCAGGGGCTGAAATTGATCCTGAGAAGGAACCTGTAAATGATGTTGCCCAAACGTTTCCGTTAACTTGGAGTTTAGCTAGGGATGGGGTTAGGGTACCTATACCAACATTACCACTAGCCCTAACCCAAGTCATTACTTGGTTTTCTGTTGTGCTATTATCTTTTCTATATAAATCTAAATTACCATTTGTAGCATTATAATAATATGCGAATCCATTAATAGAAGAAGCCCAAGTTGTAGAATCAGACTGTATTGATATTGCAGGTACAGTATTACTATTTCCTCCTCCTATATTTACTGTTGCTCCGCTACTATTGCGAACTGTAAAGAGATAGGATGGGGAAGTAGTGCCTATACCAACATTACCTCCATTAAAATATGAATTACCACTAGAATGTATTAAAGCACCAGTAGATCCCCCACTAGTTTCTAAATTAATTACACCATTTCCACTAGCATCTTCAAAGATATAAAATATATTGTTTGTATTAGCTGCTCTTTGAACTAATAATGGATAAGTACCTAATCCACTTGATTTAATATGTAACCTGCCTGCAGGGGATGCAGTACCAATACCTACAAGACCTCCTGTAGAAAGATATAAATCACTAGAATTTTGTCTAGCTGATAAAGCTAAAGGTAGATAATTTCCCCCAACGGCATAACTTGAATTTATCTGATTTATGCCAGAAGCACTTGGATGTATTTCAATGTAATATAATTGACTAGTATCCATAAAGATACTTCTATTACGAGTAGCTCCATGTCTAATAATTAATTGTCCTACACTATAAGGATCAGTTGTAACTCCACCTATATTTGTTCTACCATTTACATCTAAAGAAGCATTTGGAGTTGTAGTACCAATACCAACATTACTTCCTTTTAAGTACATTATACTAGCACCATCTGCTCCTAAGCTTAAAGTAGCACCAGAATAGAAGTTGATAAGATCAGAATTACCACTACCATACATTCTAAGTACAGTATAATCTACTCCTGTTGCATTTGCTCCATTTGGATCTAATATAACTTCTATTACTCTTGAAGCAGCAGTAGCTGATGCAGCATTATATACTAATAATCCAGAGTTATTAGCAGCAGTTCCATCATTACTTCTTACTTTAAATTGAGTAGTGCCTGATGTTCCTGCTATTTCTAAGGTGTTGCCTGGGGATGTAGTGCCAATACCAACGTTACCTGTTCCTACTGTCATTATAACATTTCCATTGTAATAATGATATTGTGCACCATCAGAGCCAGCATATAATAAAGCGCCGTTTGCTAAAATACGAGCATAGTTACTTTGAACACCAAACTCAGAGTATCCAAGATTGTTTTGGATTCTAACAGCTACTAATTCATTGCTAAGATCTATTTTTGAAACATGAAGTCTAGTAGCGACAGTTGTAGTTCCTATACCAACGTTACCTGTATTACCTACAATATACATTCTAGTAGAACCAGAAGTTTCAAATCCTATAGGGCCATTAACAGCATTTCTAGTTACTAAATATAGGGAATCAGTTCCATCTCTTCTTTGTTCTACAAATCCATATCCTACACTTCCACCGTCAGCATCAAAAGCAATTCTTGCTGCTATATTAGATCCAACAGCAGCATTATTATTTTGAATATATAAACCTGAGTATGTTACTGATGAACCTGAACCATTGTGTCTGATGTTGAGTAAACCAATAGGAGAGGTAGTGCCTATACCAACATTACCATTTCTATTTATAGTAACAACATCGGTAAATGTTGGAGTATTATCTTGATAAGATATAAAAAAGTTATCATTAACAGCACTATGTCTTAAACTCCATCCCCAGTTAATACCTAATTCAGATAGCATTATTCCTGAGTAATTAGAGGCTTGTCCTCCTGCATCTACTTTTATGTAGTTATCTGTACCTGATTTATATATGTGAAGTAGTTGGGTTGGACTTGTAGTACCAATACCAACATTACCTCCAGTAGCTATTCTTATTCTTCCTCCACCAGAGGTTGTTAAGTCTAAATCATTTGTACTTTGAGCATTTATTACAGCTCTACCAGTATCCCATGTTAAAATTCCTGTATTAGCTGATGGGCCCCATGATAAAACTCCATCTCCATTTAAAATTATTCTTGAACTTCCTCCTTGTTGAACTCGTATACCATCTGCTGTTGTAGCTGCTGCTACGTCTAATCTATAAGCAGGACTTGTAGTACCTATACCAACATTACCACCAGACAAGATGCGCATTCTTTCGGTATCAGAAGTACCAAATATCAAATTGGCTGCTTCTCTTTGAAATATATAAGCATCAGTTCCATTAACACCTACGGTTAAACCATCATTAGTACTATTTGTACCAGTACTTGAATTATAATATTGTGTATAAGAAACAGTATTTGAACTTTGTACTATATTAA